AGCAATTCCACATACTTTACCTTTACCTCTTATGGCCCCTGAGCCTAAAGTTTTTAAATCTGGATCATGTGTTTCTAAGTCAATAGCAACTGTATCAACACCAGTTAAATCCATATCGCTAAATTCAGGCAGTGCCATTATTTTTTAATTATCTTCTCTGGGTTTGGTTTACGTTCTCCTGTTTGTCTCCTTGATTCTTTGTAAGATTCTTCTAATTCTTTTTTCTCTTTCTCAGCTTCTTCTAAGAAATCTTTTTTTTCTGGGTAATCTCTTTCAATTGCCATATCAATGTAATGTTTAGCTTTTAATAAATCTTCTTTCTGATTTTTCTGTTTGTGCCTGCACAAATATTTTATAGCGTTGCCTTCTGCAAAGGGCAAGTTATTTTTATTTATAAACTCTGATGGCTGTATGGCCATACTTTTGTAATGGTTACCTCCTACTTGTTTTTTATATATCTCACTCATAGACTAAGTCCTTTCGATTTAATTAACCATAATGTGTCTCGCGCTCTTGAACCGGCTACAAACTTTATTCTTCTTTTAGAAAAATCTGATTGCTCTTCTCTTGTTAGTGTTAAATCTAGAATAACATGATTAAACTCTCTGCCTTTGACGGTGTGAATATTAGCCACAGAAATTGTAATATCCTGTAAGTCCCTGTTATTATTGACTATATTACGTATATAAGTTTTAATTTTTAAATCATTTTCAGTAAGTTCCTGATAGTCACTAGTTTTTTTAATAATAGGTAAAAGAAACTGCTGTTGAATTAAATCGTCTATAGTGTAAGATTTCCTGATTAATTTTTCAATGTTTTCAACATTGTTCCGTGGTCCATGATACTCGGAGCTTATTCCAGTTAATAGTTTTTTACATATATTCCATTTCTTAGGTTCACCTTTAGAAAAAGTTAGATATTCTCTTTGAAGTTCAACTTCTTGTTTAGGGTAAAAATAAGATTTTTCTAACTTCTCATATCTCTTTATAAATTTGTAAGGTAAATTATGTTTTCTTAAAAACTCTATTATTTCATAAGGTTCTCCAGACCTGTGGGTGAATATAAATGTGTCTCTAGTATTTAATAGTTTGTCTATAAGTAAGTGCAGGTTCGGATCTTGTTTTAAATTCATTAAAGGATAAATTTCTCCTTCAACTACAACTCCATTTCTTTTACCGTCTTTGTCTAACTCTTCTCTTGGTTTCCATGTTCTACTGTACTTGTAGTGTTTCCATATAGGATTAATAACTTCTTTGCACCATTCATTTATTTTTCTAGGACACCTGTATCCTAAATCCAATTCTACTTCTGGATGTGCAAATTCTAAATGAAAATTGTGAGGATCGGCCCCAGCAAACTCAAAGATAGACTGATCTGGGTCTCCCGCTTTATAAAATAAATCACAGTTCCTAGCCATTTTTTCTTCTGCGGCTCGTTGTAGAGCACTAGAGTCTTGCGCTTCATCCACCATTAAAACTTTAATTACTGGGTCCTTTGGCAGTTTAGTAAAGCTTTTTATCATATCTTGAAAGTCCAAAACCTCAGTTCTCCCTTGATTGAGAACAGGGTCGGTTTTATATTTTATATATAAATCATTCATGTCGATTAACTCTTGGATACTATATTTGTAATCTTTTTTATCTTCATAACTTAAGCTTCTATAATAAGGCGTAGGCTCTTTACCGTTATCTCTAGAAAAACCTATAAATTTAAAAAATGGGTGCCCTTTTAATAAGCCTTCTATGTAACCATATTTCCTATTAGCTGTATGTCTGTTAAAGATAGGGTAATGTTGTTTTAATAATTCAAAATCCGAAATGTCAAATACATCTGAACCTTTTAATTGGTCTTTACAATACTTATGGATAGTAGAAACATTAAGCTTTAATATTTTTTTAGATTCCTGTATTAATTTTAATACATCTTTACCCGTCTCTTTATAATAATTATCAATATTTTTCGTGTTGTTTATCTCATCTCGGATATGGTCCGCCGCTGTATTTGTATGAGAAATTACAACTATATCTGCGGCTGAGTATTTTTGAATTGCATCATAATATCTTTCAACAAGATAAGTTGTTTTACCTGTGCCTGGAGGCCCTGCTACCTTAATTTTTATCATCTATAACTTTCTGATCTGGACTTATATTTTCTATGACTTTCTGATCTGGGCTTCCGTCTAAGGTGATAACAAAATTATCTCGGCTTTCTGGGTAGGTCCAAGTAGGACAAGACTTTTCTTTACCCAGCCTATTTTTAACCTTACCATTATTTTTTTTACCTTTTAGAATGTGAGTTACTTTATACGTAAGTTCAGTACCGTTCATCGGTTGCCTGCATGCAATTAAATACGCTTGAAGTTTATCTAATTTAAAATGCATAAGTTTTTTCTTTTCGTCGTAATAACATGCACCCTCTATTAAATCTGCTTTGTTTAAACTTACTGTTGTCTTCTCTAAAAAATCTTTTATTAATACAGTAAAATCATAATCAACATTAGCTTCTTCTGTAGCTTTTTCATAACTTCTTATGGCTAATTTACTATCAATAAAATCTGAAAAATCTGAGGGTTTCATTTGCTCTAATGCTTTAGGTGGAAAATGACCATAGTCATGAAGCTTTGTCATAAAAGTTCTTTTGTCTTTTAATTCACTTCCTTTAAAAACTACTCTAACTTCTTTTAGTTTATTTTCACCCGCTTTTACTTTTATATACATATGAAAAATCGGAGGTACACTTCCATACTCATGGATAGCTCCTAAAATATCCTCTACTTGTAACAAATCTCTAGCCTGTTCTGGGTCTACTCCAAACAAATTCTTTCTACATTTGCCTACGTCACAGTATTTTCTTATACATGGAACTTTACATTTCGGTTTGTATTCGTTTTTAGCTAAAGAATTACTAATGGCTGTTATTTCTTTTTCTTCTAGAGAAGGACTGATTTTATTAGCATTAAAATCTCTAAGCAAAGCCCCTGGTGTTTTAATTTCGCCTTCGAATTTAGATATTTCTCCATGAGCCCTGTTAAAAAACCATGCTGCCTGAAAAGCAAACTCATTACGCATTCCTGTAGGAATTTTACCATTATTTTTCTCCATACAATTTTCCATGCAAGGAAGTAAAGGAGGTTTTTTTATTTTTTTATCTTTAATAGTTTTTTCTTCTGCTTTTTGTTCTACAGTTAGATATTTATCTAAATTTCCTTGAGCATATTGATCGTACATTTCAAAAAATTCCCCAATAGTCGCGGCTTCAAAATCATCCTTATAAGCATATCTAGTGCCTTCTTCATGATTAAAATAAGGCATATTTAACCAACTGCCTGTGCCTCCCGGTGAAAATTCTGTCTGCATCGGGTATATACGATCCATTTTATCTGCTATCCCTAACTGAGCAGCAAATTTTCTCATAACAAACTGAACTTCTTCAGCTGGAATTAATTTAGTAATAAATAAAAATATATGAGCGCATCCGCTTTTTGATCTGCACATAATTAAAGGTAAATTAAGTCTTCTTATGTCTTTTAAAATTTCTTCATAATCTAAATTAAAATCATCTACATCAATGCAGCCCCATCTACATAAACTTTCTTCTGTTACAGGCATGATGCCTAAACTAGGACCAATCCCATTTAAGTGATTTTCCCACATTACAGGAGTTACTTCTTCTCTTTCTACAAAAGAGTTTCCTTCTGCTTTTCCTGGAAGTTTAGAGTTATTTTTCTTAAAGCTACCATGAGCAAAACTTAAGCCTGAAAATATGTTTATAAATTTCTCTACCATAATTTTAATGGGCGGTTTCACTCTCGCTCTGCCGCCCACTCCCTAGGAACTTATAAAACTATTTTTTCAGTTTTTGGCTGTTCTTGATTTTCAGGTTTAGCTATAATTTCACCACTACCTACGCGTTCTGCGAAATTTTTAGCCATACCATAAATACCTTTATCAGATACCGGACCAACTTGTGATACATCCCATCCAAACCATGTTCCTTTGTCATTTGACATTTGAACAGTTTTTAGTTTGTAAATGTGGCTATATGTTGGTGGCGTAAACATACCATTTTTACCTTGTAGTTTAATACCCATCATCATTGAGTTCCATTTTCTACTAATTTTCAATTGAGTAGCTCTCATAGAAATCAATGCTGTTGTAGGGAATTTCCCTAACATAAGCACAAAATGATTTGCTGTGTTATCGATATAATTACCGTTAGGTAATCTATCTTTGTAAGATTTATCACGAGTTGTTTTACTCAGGATATCACTTTCAGCGCTGTGAATCGCAACTGGAGCACCAGTACTGGCTCCTCTGTCTTGCCATTCTACTAACTGTCTTTTGTAATGAACAGGGATAACTTCAATACCTTTAGACCCGTCAAATAATTGACTGCTAACTGTATTAAATATCATGCCAGGTTCAGCACCTTCTTTATACTTTGCATGTGACTTATTAACTTCCGGTGATAGTTGCCCTAACACCTTTAGAAAAGGTAATGCAAGATCTTCTTGTGACATATTTTCTATGCCTGCATTTGCATCAGCTTCGAACATAGTCGTAGCCACTGCACCTGCTTCTTCTTTTTTTATTACTTGGTTCATGTTTATTGTTTCCTCTTTATTGTTGTTTTATTTCCAACGAATATGTTGAAAAGTTCCGTTGGCATTTCTTTACCTGCCTCAATACGTTCACGGACTAACGCTTTAAGAGTCATGGGCTCAACCTTCAACTTTTGTGTTGGTTG